AATCTATCTTTGGTAAATTATCCGTTTTCATTCCTTCTATCTATTAAAGCATAACTTATCAGGCCTTGTATCTTACTACTACCTGTAGCTGCTTGCACAGTTATAGCATCTCCTGCTTCTAAATTCAAGCCTTGAGGTGAAGCATTTACTTGTGTCTTAGCTGCTACGTCATCTCTAAAAAATTCATATTCAGTGCTAGAATCTGACGAGTCAACAAAATTCATGTTGACTAAAATACCTGATGATGCATCATTGTTAACACAATAAATACTTTTAACTATGATTGTTCCATCTGTAGGGCAAGTAAGCACAGTGGTTTTACCTGTGCCGGTTTGTTTAAAACCTTGATTTTTATAATTTATACTCATGATAAAAAGTAATTAAACGTGTCCTGTTCATTTTTTAAGTCTTGTTGAAAAGAAAAATTTAGTTGATTTTGTAATGTGGTTAAAGACTCTATTATCTGTCTTTGATTCTCCACGTCGTATTCTTCTTTTGGTTCAGGTATGTAGTTTGTTATTTTAGCCATTAATAACCCGATCTTCCTTTACTTGTTTTAGGTGAGAACTGACCACTACCAATTGATGTTCCTGCTCTATCTGCACGATTAGTGCTAAAGCCACCTCGTTCATTTGTAAAACCTCGTTCTTTAGCGTCTCTATAAACATCTGGCATAGCCTCTTGTGCTCTTTCAGCTTGTTTACGTTCTCTTCTTTTTTGAAAATATTCTGCTCCAGTTCTTGATCTTGCAAAATCTGTATTACGTAATCTTTGATTTAAATTTCTAATACCACCAGGAATGTCACCTAATCTTTTTGCAAGGCCAACACCTGGTATAAAATTAGAAAGAAAATCAAACAGTTTAGCGATACCTGATTTTTGATCTGGTAAAAACTCTTGTTCAACATCTTCTTCATTGGCTACACCAAAAGAAGTATCAAAGTCTAGTGATGTAGGTGCTTTACTCATGATACCTTTTTGAACATTTGTAGGAAATATACTTTGAAAAGATCTAGGATCAGAAGGTTGAAAAGGAGTTATAGTTCCTACTCTTGGATCAAAGTTTTTAAATCTTACTGCACCATCTGTTGGTTTTAAAGGTCTATCTTCAAACAATCTTTTAAAATCAACTGCTCTGTCATAATCTATAGGAACATAACCTTGTAAATTAGTAGCTCCTTCTTTTGCAAATCTCTCTATAAAACTAGGACTTCTGTATTCAAAGTCAGGATTAAATATTGCTTTAAGTGGATTAGCAGTAGCTAACTTTGACATAGGATCTTGATAAAGACCTTCGTAAATAAATCTAGGCTCTTCTAATCTCTGTGCTTCTAATATGTCGTATAGTCCACCCATTATCTTCTACCGTCCGGTTGTGCATCTAATCTTAGTGTGCCGTATCTCCAAGTTTCACCTGTACCATCGTTTTCTATTTTGACGGATACAAGTCTTCCTCTAGCTCGAGTATCCACCTTATCAGTTGTTGACGTAACTGTAAAGGGTCCAAGAGGTGAGCTGACAGCTACGTCATCTGGATATGCACTAACTAACAATGTTACTTTGGCATTACCAGTTTGATATTTAAAATCAGGTATAAATCTTCTAACGGCCATAAAAAATTCACCGTCTCCTCTGTAATCGGCTACACCTGTTTGTTGACCAAGAGCACTACGTCTTGATGTTATGTCCCAATCTCCAGATCGTATAAACGCAGGAATGGCTGTGGTTGCTGTACTATTAACTTGATCTGTGCCTTGTTCGTGTTCGTAATAAATACTAGCTCCATATTTATTTGTAATTCCTAATATATCAGGAAAGACTGGTGTTAGTGTATCATCATAATCTGTAGCATAAGGATTATCAAATACACTTTGATCTTGATAAGTTGTTCTATCCAAAGACGATGTTGTCCAACAGTTTTCAGAATAGTTATAAGTAACACATCTATCAATTTGTTCAGATCCGTCTTTTGGATAAAACCAATTTACCTCTGTGTATAAATTATTTGATCCTGCAAAAATAACATCTCTTGAATCAAAGTTTAATCCAAGATTATCTCCGTCTGTGCTAAATACAAAATCTTCTACAAGCGATGGTAATGATTTTACTGTTCCATCAAATACAAAAAATCCACCTTGTGATCCCATCCAAAACACCGCTCCATTTACGAATGTGGCTGCGTGTTGAGAAATACATCCACAATTTGTACCAACCTGTCTAACACTAAATGTAAACGGTGGTCCAACAAATTGAATCACATATGCAGCAAGATCAGTTATAACAAACACATAATCTTTACCTTGAAGGGCAGCTCTTATTTCATTACCAGTATCTAATCTAAACGTACCAGCAGTGTTGGTTGCTGTGGGTGTATATGTATTTAAATCTTCTTGATTAGAAAATCTTACAAACATTGGATCTTGTGTTGTCGTGTCACCTATGGTTGTCTCAGTTCCAAAATGAAATAAATGTCTGTCTCGATCAGACACTAAAGTAAATCTGCTAGCTGTAGGATTGTTTGTAGTTTGAAAATTGGTAGTGGTTAATGACGCTCTTATAGTTCTAGGATTTGATGCCCCTGCATTCCATGTAAAAGTTTTACCATTAAATATTGTTGCAACTAATACTTGACCAAAGTTATCTAGACTCCAATTACCTGGGTCAAGAATAACAGAACTTGTAGCTCTAGCTGTACCCCAAGTAGACGCTCCCCATGTTGATGTGCTCCATCCATATCCTGTGGTTTGTGTAGTTGGTCCAACTTCAACATATGGATTAACAGTTGCAGCCCCTGCCGCTGTCATACCAGATCCTCCTTCAGCACGTGAAGCTTGAATAGTAAATTTATCTATATCAGGTACAGTTAATATTTCATAAACTTGTTCTAATTCTGCAGCCGTAAAATCGGATGCACCTGTAACGGTAACGGATGAAAGAGTTACGTATCGTCCGACCTCTAAACCATGTGAACCTTTATTAACAGTTACTGTTCTTGATGCATTAACTGTTGTCAATGTGCATCCAGTGATAGCTGTATCTAAAGGTGTAATATCAAAAAAATCATTACCATAATAAAGAAATAAACCTTGAGACGTTCCAATAGCAGTATATTTTTCACCTGCAAAACTTGAGAATGCAACTTGTGCTCTCGCAGCTCCAGGTAATGTTTTATTAGCAGCAGTTAATTGTAGCCATCCACCTATTTTTTCAGGTAATCCATATCTAAATCTAACAAAATCACCATCGGTCCATTGACCTTCAGCTCCTGATTCTGTGTCTTGTTTGTTAAATCCTGCCTTGAATTTTAATTTTTGTAACATATAATACTATATATATTAGTTTTTTATAGAATGAAAGTCACGAATGATTAGCTTGTTTACCAAAAATAACCCCATAAGTGAAGAAAAAAATAGTCTACTTATTACTTATCCTAGAACAGTTAACATCATATTTGGTAACTATCCTTATCCAGATATTATTCATAATTTAATAATGGCAGTTAAATCTAACTTAGATCCAAATATGAAAAATTATACTAATATTGAGGGCGGTATGACCTCTTGGGATTATTTTTTAGATAAACCTGATTTTGTAAATTTTATAACTTATTTAATAAATAAACATCAACTTACTCACCCTGAAATATTTAAACATTTTCTTGAAAAAAGAACAATCAAAGAAGCATGGGGAACTGAAATAAAAAAAGGAGATAAGATACGATATCATACACATCCAAATAGTAATGGTATATTATATTTAACTAAAGGATCTGATTTAATTTGTCCAGAACTAAACTTAAAAATAACTCCAGAACCTGGAGACTATTATATATTTCCACCTCAAATACTACATGGTTTTAATGCATCTTCTGAAGAAAAAAATAGATATAGTTTGGTATTTAATTTTGCAGAATATAAATATTTTGATTATAATAGAAAGTTAAACAATGAATAAAGATAAAACAGTTAATATAAATAATTTTATAGGTGTTTATGATAATTATATAACAAAAGAAGAATGTAATAGAGCCATTCAATTATATGAAGACCAAAATAAATTTAATAACACAATAAATAGAATTGGATCAGAAAAACAATCTATATTACAAAAACAAGATCAACAATTTTTTGCATCTCCTAAAAATGTAGATGTTTGGTGGGAAAATCTAAAACCCATGATAGTAAATTTTGATATGGCTTGGAAACACTATATAAGCAACACAGGGGCTGATGAAGCTTACAAAGTTGATTTTTGTTATACAACTTTAAAAATTCAAAAAACTTTACCTACAGAAGGATATCATGTTTGGCATATAGAACATGGCAAGGGAATTGAAAATGAACCTAGAGCTTTTGTTTTTAGCGTTTATTTAAACGATGTGGAGGAAGGTGGAGAAACAGAGTTTCTACATTTTTCAAAAAGAGTTCAACCTAAAACGGGTAGAATAGTTATTTGGCCTGCTGCTTTCCCTTATGTTCATAGAGGAAATCCACCTTTATCTGGTGAAAAATATATTTTAACTTCTTGGATGATGTTACGATGAATACTCGGTAGGTCTTGCACCTAATCTAGCTATTTTATCTGCTTCTGTTTCAGTGGGATTACCGTCTGCATCTAGTGGATTATCATTATCCCAATCAGATTGTAATCGAGCTAAATGAGCTGAGTCCCATCTAGTAATGAAGTCTTGAAAATCACCTAGGTTGGCATCTTCCCAAGTAGAGTGTGGAGTTGTATCTCTGTATTCTACAGTATCACTTGGATTTGACGTTCCATATTGAATAGCCCAAATATTATTCCATTTGGATAATCCCCAAAAATCATTATCATTAATTACATATGCATTGCCTGCTGCATCACCAGATTGTTTAATGACTGATTTATCATCGAATACTACTGTCCATGTTGCGTTTGTTGCCATAATTTCTCCTACGTCTTAATAATATATATTACAGTTAAATAAGGTTGTAAAACTGAAGTTGAGTCTCCAGTAAAAGTTGCACTCATGTTGTGTGAGTGACCTGTGCCATCACCTGTTTGACCTGTGCCCGATGGTGAAAAAAGACTTCCTTGTACAGGGTTACCTCCAGCAGGATTTCCAGGAGAACCTCCACCAGGGTGAGAGTGAGCTGCCAATTGTGCTGTTGATAAAGTTGCGTTAGCTGTTGAACCACCAATGTTTCCTGTGGATTGAACTGTATTCGCTCCGCCAGTTGATGCTAAAGCTTTAGTTCCAGATTTACCCATTGCAACGTTGTCTTGTAAATCAGGTAGGTTAAAAGTTGAT